TAAATATTTTTTTAAAAACTTTTTATATTTATTTTTTTCTCTATTGTCTGTGTAATTAATTAACTTATTATTATAATCGTTTATACCAATGTATGTTGCATGTAAAGGATTTAATTCTAAATATTCTTCCATAAAATTATTGAAAAGTTTCATTTAATTATTACCTATAAAAAAATATACTAAATAATTATGAATAATAAACTAATCATCAGTATAATTGAATCAATTTATATAATTTATATGTTTAATTATTTTAAAACTAAAATTGCTTTGGACCACGGATTTATTCTAAATCTTTTTAAAATAGAAAATGGGTTTTTTAAACACCTAGTTAATAACGGCATTTATAAATTTGAAAGTCCAGAAAATATGATATGCCCATTTGGTCATTTCATATCTTGGTTTATAGGATTATTTCTGATTTTAAGAAATTATATCCCATTTTTAAAAAAAATTAATAAAATTATAATCACAATTATCCTAATAGGAAGTTTAATGAACATTAATGCCTTTGTTTATCTATTACCATTCTTCTTATATGAAAACCTATATAACTGATTCAACACTTTTAACTTCTTCATTATCTTCTTCTTCATTATTTTCACCTATTTCAATATTTATATCCTCAACTTGTCCATTTTCCAAATCATTACTATTTTCACTATCTCCGTCTGAAGTATAGTTATCTTCATTTAAAAAAATCATATGTTTATCAATCTCATCCTTTGTCGGATTTCTATTATTTAAACTATAAAAACTTTTTTTGAATTTATCAATATGAGTTTCTATCTTTTGTTCTTTCTTCAATAAAGCATTATTTTTAGAAATTATAGTATCATTTAATTCATCAATCATTTTTTGCCTTTCTTCTAAATCCATTTCATAAATATCCATTGAATTTATAACATTTCCTATTTCTGGTTTAGTTAAACTGTCATTCTTTTTAAATTTATTGTTAAATTCGCCCAATACCTTTTTAGGTATATAAGGTGATATTTCTACCAATCTATTATATTCTTCTTTAGAAAATTTAATCATTTCTGAAGCACCGGATCTATCAAGAGGATGTCTTCTTAATTCTGATTCGATGTTTCTATGGAATTTACCCCAAGATAAAAGTGCTGTTCTATGACCTTCGTTTATTTCAGATATTTTTAAAAACTGATAAATAGTAGTAATAATACCCGCAATAATCGATAAAGTTCCAATTGAAATAACTACATATTCTTTTATGTCATCCGCAAATCTATCTTGAGCAAAATTAGCAGTTCCGGCTATAGTTGAAATTATAATTACTGGAATTGTATACCAAGCATTTTTACTTTGATAAATTTCCCTAGATCTATTGTGCATCCACTGATAACATTGTGCTTTATCTGCCCATTGTTTTAACATTTGCTCTTCTTCTTCCTTCCAATAATCACGTTTAACTTGTTTACTTTTTCTTTGTTTTACCATTATTATTATTTTTTAAACGTAAATATTTAAATCATTTTTTAATGAAAAATTTTAATAATTCTTGTTTGTCTAATTGTTTCTCCATACACGAACAAAAATCAAAAAAATAATTTACTAATTCATTTAATTGTGCGGTGTATTTATTATATTCTAATTCTAAATGGTTCTTCTTATTCATTAAATTAACTTTCATATTTTTGGAATGAATATTTTTTTTCTTATTCTCTTCATCCTTCTCATTTATAAATTTTTCAAATAAGTTGATGTATTCTTTGGTTAAACCTAAATTATTTATTGTAATATTTATTAATTCTGAAACTTTTCCACTATCAAAAACATTTTGTTTTTTGGATTTAAGGATTTTTTTCCTAATATTCAATTTTTCATTTTCCAAACCAATATCTAAATCATCCATTGATAACAAAATTAATATAATAAAATCTGAAATTTCATACAAATCATTTATGAATTTTTTAAAAAATGTGTTTTTTATACTTGTATAATATTTTTTTTCATTTTGGAGTAAATCGGCTTGGAATTTTAAATAAGAATTAGATTGGTTCAAGTCTAAGTTTCTATTAAATTCATATTTCATATAAATATTATTTATCTCTTTGATTTTCAAATCAATATTTTCTATTTTATTATCTAAAATTTCTACAATAGAAAATACTTTAATAGTTTTCATATTAATATCATCACTGTTAATCATTCTGTATATATAATATACCAATATAATTATTTATTCTAATAACATAACCTTTAATAGGTCGATTTCCCTTGATTTTATTTCCAATTTATCATTTATGAAGGTAAATATAGAACCGTATTTTTTATCTGCTTCATTAATAGCTGAATTTATATAATCAATATCAACTTGTAATAAAGGTATAATTTTATCAACTTCATTATTTGATAGTTTCATAGATTTGGCAACTTCATATTTAACTTTTTCAATACTATCTGCTATAAATTCATTTGTTTTTAAGTAATCCTCTAGAATAGTTTTTCTATCTATACCTAAAATAGTATAAATCAATAAGGTAGCAAAACCAGTTCTATCTTTTCCTGCCGTACAATGATATAATGTTGGAACTGGATTATTTATAATTTTAAGTAAAAATAATTTGAATGTTTCACTGTATTCATAAATAAATTGTCTATTTGCTTCCATTAAAAATTCTTTAATATCCTTATCTATTTTCCCCGATAAAACATCATATATTTCTTTTTTTATTTTTTTATCTGCTTCTATTGGCATTTCAACATATTCTACTCCTTCCGGAATTATATTTGGATCTCTAGTTTTTTCATCTTCTGAACGAAAATCAATTATTCTTTTTATACCTAACTTTTGTAAACTTAAAACATCATTTGGAGTTAAATTTGATAACTTATCCGAACGATATAAAAAATTACTTCTTACTTTTCTTCCATCTTGTGTAACGTAACCACCTAAATCTCTAGTGTTATGAGTTCCCTCTAAATATATTTTATTCATATATCAATAAATTATTTAGGTTTTAAATAATAAAATTGATTTTTATAAGAATTATATTATTAATTAATTATGCTTATTTTTTACGACTTAGAAACTACTGGATTAAACCAATATCACGATAAGATTACAGAAATGTGTTTTATTAAACAGAAACTATTGGAATTTAATGACCAAACTTTTACAAGTTTAATTAATCCAGAAAAACCAATTCCAGATATTGTCATAAGAATTACAGGAATTACGGATGATATGGTTAAAGATAAACCTACCTTTGAAAATATTTCGGAACAGTTGGTTTATTTTATTAATAATAATTTAAAAGAGAATGAAAAAGTGTATTTTATTGCGCATAATAATATCGGGTTTGATAAACTCGTTTTAAGTGCTCATTTCAAAAGAATGGGAATTGATATTAAACAATTTAATTGGGTATTTCTTGATACACTCCTTATTGCCAAAAAACTTTATCCACATTTTAAGAAATATAATCTTAAATCACTCTGTCAAAAATTAGGAGTTAAAACACTAGGAGCACATAGAGCAGAAGCAGATACTATAATGCTCAAAAATCTATTTTATAGAATAATGCAGGATATGACAATTGAATTAAAAAAAAGTTTAGGTGATATAATTTCAGATTTGGATTTGATAGATAATTATACCTATTAAATTAATCTGAGTCACTAAGAAATAAGAATTCATTATTTGGTTTTTCTTCTTTTTTATCTAAATAATTTGTTATCAGACTTTTGTTTTTGGAATATTGTACTTCATTTAATTTAGGTTTTTCATTTAAATCTACTATTTTTTTTGATTTACTATTTCTACTAGAACAAAGTGCTTTGACATCTTCCAGTGGTCTTTGTCTATATTCCAATACCTTTGCCCAAAATTCATTTATTTTAGGTAAACACACACTATCAAACCATTCTTTATCTCTTTTTATAAGAAGTTCGTTATATTGAGTTACTTTCCAGTAGGAAGTTTTGATATAATCTAGTTTTTCCGTATCAACAATCTTATCAATTATTTCGTCTTCCCATTTATCAATTTCTTCTTTGGTTGAACCTAACTTAGAATAATAAAATACCTCTTTTTTTAGAGTGTAATCATAAGTATCTATTACAACACCTTTTTCAAAACCATTTACTTGATAATAATTATCTCCATCTGCCCAATATTCTTCACTTGAACCATATTCTGAAATTTTACATTCTACAAAATCACAATATTCTAAATCACATACTTCTAACTGCGCTTGGACCTGAGAGTGATAATATTCTGGAATAAAACCAGTTATATCTCTACTAGTAGGACACTTAATTTCTAACATTCTTCCAATATAATCTTTATTTGTGCTATCCGAATCCACAATTCCATCAGGAGAAGCACCGAAGTGTTTTATTTTAGGATGAGGAAGACATCCATATTCAAATACTTTTACTTCATTTCTCTGTTGATAAACCATCGTAATAACTTCTTCATATTTAATTCCCCATTTAATAGCTCGATTGACTTTAAAAGGTTTTTCAAAACCACATTTCTTTTGAACTACATAATCTGCTTTTTCATAAGGATTTACACCAATAATAGTTCCTAGATCACTTGCGGTTAAACGGTCTTTTCTAAAAGCATACCATTCCGGTGTTCTTTGCTCAGGTTGAGGTATTTTTTTCAAATTAATTATAATTTGATTTAATGTTGAAATTTCTTCTTCATTATAAATAGGTTGTTTTACTTTGATTGATAAAAATAAATGTCTTTCGATTTCCTTTTCATATTCACCAATAATTTTAAAATCATTTTTCTTATCAATTAACTCGCGTAAAATATCTAAAACTATGAATTTAATTTTATTCCTCGATTCTAAAACTTCTAACTCCGTGTTGGTAATTTCAGTATTCAAGACAATATCTTGAATTATTTGTTGAATTTGTAAAATAATTTTTTTATCCATTTTCTTAATCCGGTTAATTTGGTTTTTATTCGAATAAAAATTTGGTTTTTTTAAATCAATTTTTTGTTCCATTATATTAATTTCATTAAAATATTTTAAATATATATATTAATGTATAGTTTTAGTAAAACTTTAAGAGAAAATTTTTACAATGTTGATGTAGTATATCCACATGAATACGAAGATCAGGAAATATACGGGAAAATTTATAATGTTAAAAAGGAATATCATTTTTATGATATTTTTGTAATAGGTATTTTCCTTATTTTAGGAGGACTAATCGCATATTCACTTGTTGACCAAATGGGAGAAAAAGGATATATGTTATTAGTATTTTTCCTAATAATGTTTTGTGGTCTCTTAGGATAAATTAATTTATCCACTTCCTCCACTAAATTTATTTGTTCCAGTTCCTCTTGATTCTCCCCATAACCAATTGTTAGTATCTTTTTGATTTTGATTTTTAAAAGAAGGTAAAAATTTAGGTTTTTGTAATTGCCTTCTAAATGTATTATTAATTCCAAAACAATTTTTTTTAGGTTGTTCCGTATTTAAAATTCCATCTTGATTCCATTTAAATTCTTGGTCTCTACATGGGTAGGTTTGTTGTTCTTGTGCTTTATCTGGTAATATCCATTTGGTAAAATTTCTTTTCTGACTAATGAAATTTATAGGTTTATCTTTTAAAATATTATATTCTAAGGAGTTAGTTTCATTACCTATAACTGTATTAGTATTTTTAAAATTATTATCGGATATTATTTTTTGTGAAAATTCTGGTATTGTTAAAATATCACTTGTTTTCTCTATTTTCCCATTTCCAATATTTAAACTATTAACTTTCATTGATTCATTATTAGTATTAATATATACATCTGCTATTAATCTTTTATCATAGTATTTATTTGTTTCGTGAATAAAGAAATCTACTATCATTCTTTTATCTCCATTATTAAATACTTGTGTTGTAACATGTTCGTAATCTACAAAATGAAATTTTAAATTTAAATCTTGATTAATTTTTTTTATAATAGGATTTACAATTCTCTTTAATTCTGTCTTTTCGGTTGTAGTTAAATTGAAATTGTATCTACTTGTTATATAATAATCTTTGTCTTTACTTTTTTTATAAATATTTGGGTGAACTCCTATATATCCATTTTTTAAATCTGTTTCTTGGTGAATGTTATATAATTCATTTCCTAAACTATTAAATTTTTCTTCCTTAAGATATTTAGAATTTATTAATAAAAAAATAATTAATACACATACTAAAATGATTGATAAGTTTTGATGTAATTCCATTTAAGTTATAAGGAGAAAACTTTTATTTAAAAAATTGATATTAAATTTATTTAATTTTTTGATAAATGGAATTACTATCAGAAGAAATATACAAAATATTTATTAAGAAAAAAAAAAAAGAAGATAAAAAATATATTCTTCATTCTCAACCTGAAAATAATATCATAGGTTATATTCCTTTTTTTTGGAAAAAAAGAGATATTTTAAACAATAATAAACAAATATATTTAAATCCTTCGATTTTCCTATTAGAACCCAATAATCAAATTTATAATTTCAATTTTAAAAATAAGAATGATAATGAAACTATTATCACATATAAAAAGAGAATAAAAAAGGAAATAATTAGATTATTTGAGGACAAATATGAATGCGAAGGTTTGAAAATGAAAAATATTGTTAGTATTCTAGAAATTAAAAATATTAAAATTTATGTAGTTAATATTAACAAAAACAAAAAATTACATAAAAAATTTTGTAAAACTCAATTTAAAAATGAGTTACTCCAATTTCTATATTTTAAAGACCATACTCTTAATGATAAAGAATTAGAACTATTTCAACATATAGTAGAATTAGAAGATAATGATTATGTCTTGAATAAAAAAATTAATTTAGGTAATATTCTAGATTTGAAAATAAGAACAATTTTTGAAAAGATAATAAAAGATTATTCCTAAATTCTGGAAAATATCCTAATTCTGGAAAATATCCTAATTCTGGAAAATATCCTAATTCTGGAAAATATCCTAATTCTGGAAAATATCCTAATTCTGGAAAATATCCTAATTCTGGAAAATATCCTAATTCTGGAAAAAATCTTTCTCAAATGAATCTAAATCTAAATCAGAACCTGCATCAGATTGTAAATCAGCTAATGTAATGTTTATTTCATCTTCTTGGGATGTTTCTTTTTTTTCTTCATTATTCTCTTTCATCAATTCAGAAATAGGCGTGCTCTTTCTTGATTTTTTCTTTTTAGGTTTCTTTATTTCTACTTTTTCTTCAATTGTTTCTTCTCTACTTTCAATTTTCTCTTCTTCGTTTGGTTCATCTTTACTCTCAATTTCATTTAATTCTTCTATTTCTTTGAACTTAACTTTTTTTTCTATTAGCTCTTTATTTTTTTGTTCTTTATCCTTCTTGAGTATTGATTTATGTTTATTATCTATTAAATCTTTATTGAATATTAGTTCTGATTCCATTTTAGAATTAATAAGTATGGCAGCAACATCCATACAAAATAAAACCCAGAAATATTTTGTTAAATTGTTATTATTTAGATTACTTAATATAAAGTGAAATACTATATAAATAATAGTTCCGGTTATAAGAATGGTTGTCATTTTTTTAGTTTTATCTTGATTATTTAGAAATGAAGACTTATCAAGTAAATAGTAAAACATTTTTTAATCAATTAATAAACATATGATAAAAAATAATACAGATATAAACACATTTTATAAATCTTTAATTTCCATTTTTTTTTGTTTATAGATAAATAAGTAAAAATACAAAAATAGTAACCCAAATACTATATAATAAATTAAAAATATTAAATAAAAAGTATTCATTTTTATAAGTTTAGAATGTTAAATTTAAATATATTTATAAATAAAATGAATAATATAGGAGAAAGAGAATTAAGTTTAGGAGATTTAATTGAAACTTTATTTGATTCCGCACCTAAACCACCTAAAACTTATGGTGTTTCTTTTGTTAATCAAGATAATCTAACTAATTTAAAAGAAGTTTTTGAAAACTTACTTACACTTTTTACAGCTGGAATGAAAATTTTATTTGGTGAAAATGGTAAGGTTGATTTATCTAAATTATCTGAGAATGATTTTAAAAATTTCAACAAATATATGAACAGTATTGGTCTAAAAGCAGAAGTTGCTATAATAGAAATTAAAGAAGATGATACCGTCGATTATAGTCAATTAAGTTATAAAAAATTAAAAATTACAGATAAAACTAAATTAGTAGATTTAAAATTACCTTTAATGGTAAGTAATAAAATTTATATAGTTCAATTTGATTTTTTGTAAAATAAAAATCTTAGGTTAAATTATAAATGCCTACTAAAAAAAAATCTAGTTGTTCTGGTTGCAAAGAAGCAGTATCTTGTAAAGACTGTGAAAAATGTAATTGTTGTGCCAAATGTAATGGATGTAAGAAATGTAGTGGTTGTGTAAAATGTGAAAAATGTAAAGATTGTAAAGATTGTAATAATTGTCAATCTTGTTCTAATTGTTCAGGGTGTTCCAAATGTACAAATTGTAAGGAATGTAAAGATTGTGTAAATTGTAAAGATTGTGTTAAATGTACCAAATGTTTAGATTGTAGTAAATGTGTCGAATGTGTTGAATGTAAATCTTGTGATAATTGTGTTTCTTGTAAAAAATGCGAAAGTTGTATAGTATGTAAAGATTGTGATAAGTCTGTTAGATGTGCTGATAGTTTTAATTGCAACGACTGTAAAGATTGTAAGGGATGTAAAAAATGTAAGAAATGTAATACTTGCGGTAATTGTAAAGACTGTTCAGAGTGTAATGGATGTTTTACTTGTGGCGATTGTAAGAATTGTGATGGATGTATTGAATGTAAGAAATGTAAAGACTGTACTAAATGTAATACCTGTAATAACTGTTCAAATTGTATAAATTGTTCAAACTGTAAGGATTGTGTCGATTGTGTCAATTGTGAAGGTTGTGTTGGATTAGTTGGACAGAAAGATATGAAGAATGTTAAATAATAAATTATTTTTTTTTCGTGTTTAAAATATAATAATTAATAAAATTTATTATTATTATATGGTTAATTGGATATTTGATTTAGATTACACTTTATATCAACAATCTAATACAAAATTTTCATATGATAAACTGAAATATTCTCCAACTTTAAATAGGAAAATTAAAAGTTTGTCTGGTAAAAAAATACTTTTCACTAATGGAAATTTGTTTCATACTTTAAAATGTGTTAAGATTATGAAACTTCAAGGTTTATTTAATAAAGTTTTATGTAGAGAATTAACAGGATTTAAACCAAATGTAAATTCCTATATAAAATTATACCATTACGCCAATATTAATATAGATGATAAATGTTACTTTTTTGAGGATACGATTGAAAATTTAGTAGAAGCCAAAAGATTTAATTGGATTACTATTCTAATTGGTAATTACACAGAAGATATTAAAATTAGGTATCCACAGATAGATTTAATTTTTCCTAACATACAGGTAGCACTAGATTATTTAGATAGTTAGAAAAATAAAATATATGTATATATTAAATATTATATGTCCGTAAAATGTGTATTTAAGGAAGATGATTTTAATAGTTCGGACGGAATGTTGACCTATGTATGGGGTCCAAGTTTATGGCATTTCTTACATACTATGAGTTTTAATTTTCCAGTAAAACCAACAAAAAAAGATAAAGTTAGTTATATGAATTTTGTTAAATCCTTAGAAAATATTTTACCTTGTAAATATTGTCGTTTAAATCTCAAAAAAAACCTAAAAAATACTAACTTTTCTATGAATAAAATGAAAAATAGACAAACATTCTCTAGATATATGTACGACCTCCATAACCATATTAATACTATGTTAGGTAAGAAAAATACAATTTCATTCGAAGAAGTTCGTTCAAGATATGAAAATTTTAGATCAAGATGTTCCAGTAACAAAAATAACAAAAACAATAGTAATAATAAATCAATAAAATATAAATGTAAAAAAACTAAAAAGTGCCAAAAAATGTGTAAATGTATGTCTACTAAAAAACCTGTTAAGGAAAAAGGGTGTACTAATCCAATTAATGGTATTAAATCAAAATGTTTAATTAGAATTGTTCCTTTAAAGAGTAAGAAAAAAACATTTAATATGGATCCAAAATGTCATGCCACTATTTCTTCTTAGATTTAGTATTTTTATTTATATAATTAATTCTTTTATATTTATAGAATTCATAAAATTTATTTATAGAATTCATAAAATTTATTTATAGAATACATAAAATTTATTTATAGAATTCATAAAATTTATTTAAAAAATTAAATTTTTATTTACCTAAAATGTTTAATTTAATCAAAAATTCTAGAAAACTTAATTCAGTAAGACACTTAACATCATCTATTTATAATATTGAAAAGTTAAAACTTCATAAATATGAAGAGAATATAGTGATAGGTGGAAAAGATAAGTATGAATTATTGGAAAAAGGATTAGAAGGTATAAAACAGATTGGTATTATTGGTTGGGGTTCACAAGCTCCTGCTCAATATCAAAATATTAATGATACTTTACGTTCAATAAATTCGAATATAGATTTGAAAATAGGTCTTAGAGAAAATTCTTCCTCATATCTTGATGCTCTGAACACTAAGGGAGTAAATGAATGTAATATTGGTGAAATGTATGAAGTATTAGAGCAATCAGATATG